TGGTTATCTCCTTGTCCTAGCAAATGGTAATGCCCGAGATGTTCCTGGAGGCCGAGATCTACCATCGAGTAAGTCGCAATGGTCCAATGTTTCTGTGCTATTCCCTCAAACCCTCCTTCGTGGTTGTACCATAAGAGATCAGAACTTGGCGGGGGGGTAGCGTCCATATCATCCGGCTCGTATCCATTGACGCGAACAAGAATCATACATTTCTTGAAGAAAGTATGCACCGTTGTGTAAGCTCGCTCCAGCCCGAAAAGATCATTGAGATCGTTCCCGATCAACCGTATCGGTAAGTCTCGCCATCGAAGGTTCCATCTGGACAAGTCTACTTCAAGGAAGAGGTTCTCCGTTCCCTTTGCTGCCGGTCTCGTCAGATCGTAGAACCGCTGATGAGTCTGTGTCTTGGTCAATGTCATGGTCTGCTGAGGAAGGTAAGGGAACACTTTCTCCGCTAGATTGGCTTCGAGACATGCGAAGAAGGCTCTCATCTCGAAAACCATCATGCTGAACATGCGAGCTTCTAGCTTAAATTCGCGTTCTTTTGGGTAGAGAGACACTATGAGCCAATCGTACGGTATCTCATCTCGTTCGACCATTGCTACTATGCTCTTGATGCTCACTTCTTCTCGGGAAAGCATCTCTAACAGGAGTCTTCGCTGAGATCTTACTGGAATGCCTCTTCGCCATGTAGCCTTCCACTCCGAACGATAATAGCTGATCGACTTGTCGTCCATCAAGTCTGTAAAATTCTCGTAGTAATCGAACTCTAACTGTTGCTCGAAGGAGACTCCTGTCCAGTCGTCTATGCACTCGCGTAACTTCTCTGTGTTGCGCTCCCGAATAGCGTACAAGTTGAAGAGTGACGTCCTCCTCTTGGCCGGCGGAAAGACAAGTTTTGGCCATGTTCCTGTCTTATTGATGTACCCCTCAGTAAACATTCGGCACCAGTTGTTGCGCAGTCTGAGTGCATCTCCGTAGGTCGTGGTGCGAGGGATCGAAGCTTCATGGGCTGCTGATTTTCCTCCGGCCCGAGGGTCAATTAGCGGATGTCCAGTAAATTTCTGCAGACCGAACACTTCGACAAGAGTAGTCAGGTGCTCTACTTGTCGGAGGAGATGGATAAGGTCATCTACTAGAAAAGGAGCACTTCCTCCATGCTTCGTCTCTTTCGCAATCACCGTCTCTCGGATCCTTGTTAGATTTCCGTAACCCGAAAGGTAAGGATCTACTGTGTCCATAAGATAAGCTTTTGTGATCGCTTCTACTGACTTGAGGACTTCATAACCTTTGTTTCCGTATACCCATAGGCATCGTTCTTGCCACCCGAAGATAGCTTCCATCGCTTTCGGAACTTCAGGTGTGTCTGGGTAGATGACGCTGCACGCAATGTGGGCATTTGCTCGCATGAGAAGGCTGTCTTTGATCATCAGTATAGCTTCGAAAGGAAACACCGTCGCGACCTTGTCTTCATGCGAGAGAAGAATTGCCACATACTGGTCATAGTAAAAATTCACCGGACCCTCACAGAAGTGCAAAGGGTTGTTATTGCCTGACACTCTCGCTGTGGCCAAGACGTCGACCATTTTAC